CTCTAAAATGTATAAAGGTGTGGAAACGTTTTTGTCACAAGAGGATAGTGACGGAAATGTAATTCAGCCAGATGTTTGGTATTGTACAAGTAAAGCAACGCCAAACGAAGAATTTTTAGATAGTTTGCCAACTGGAGATTTTTATGGAGTTGTAGTCGATTTCTATGACGAGGAATTTACAAAGACATTAGCCAAATGGCTGACTAGAAATGTTAAATTTGCAGTTGTGGCTAACTCAACGGCAGAAAATAATAATTTAAAAGAAAGTGTAAGAATATATTTTATGGCAGGAAAAGCTGAAGGCGGGAACTTAGATATATTTGGATTACCAGCTTATACGTTCGCACAAGGAATTAATGGGCGTTGGAGCGATAGAAGAATATTAGGAGTAGATCCGTCAGCTAAAACTTTGACAGAAGAAAGTGATAATGAAGAAGGTAATATTAATTACACTAGAAATTTTGTTGGATACAATGCTGTAACAAGCGGCTCTTGGTGTGCTGATGGTGTAAGACATGCAGACCAAACAATCAAAATAGATGCTATTGTGCATAACATTGAAACAAATCTTTCAAGAATGTTAATTGAAGAAAAGAACACAACAATGGACGGTGAAGGTATTCCAAAAGTTGAAGCATTATTGAACAGAGTAATGCTAGCAATGGGTAAACAGGGGGCAGTTGCTAAGAATAATAGCGGTGAATACTTGTTTAAAGTTACAGTGCCAAGCATTGAAGATACTTCGGCACAGACAGGATTGACTGTAGATGATTACATCAATCGTACGCTTAGAAATGTAAAAATTGATTTCACAATCAGCACAGAAATAGAAAAAATTGAAGTTACTTTGGTTTGGCACGACGAACCATTAACGGCATAAGGAGGTAGAAAATGGGAAATAATTTTTTAGAAAAGTCAATTGATTTAAGTAAAGTGGACTTGATTATTACGTTTCCAGGAATAGGAACGTATATGATTAAAGAAGCTAAAGAGATACAGAACAATCCTACTGAGGACAGTCATACAATGGGCGACCCTGATATTAAAGGGAATGTCCCAACAATTCAAACGAGAGTTACCAAAAGAGAAATAAAACTAACAACAGTAAAAGGCTCTGATGACGATATATTTTTAACAAAATGTAATGCAAATCCTAATGGAGTTTTAGGAACTTTGACGTACATAGACAACACAGGAATGAATAAAATTGTTGGAAACGGACAGGGTGTTTCTATTCAAAAAGGTGGAGAAAGAAAAAACAATACAAAAGATGTTGACATTGAATACACAATTCAGTGTGCGAAATATGATGAAAAAGTTTAGGAGGAATTAGAAAATGACAAATAAAGAAAATGAAAAAATAGAAGAAAAAGAACAAGAAAGCAACGTTTTTATCGACAATTTAGGAAGATTAAATATTAAAGAGCAAGAGATATATGTGGATGCTGAAGGAAATACAAAGGTTTTTGATTTTCAGTTGACTAAACCACAAAATTTACAATTATATCAAAAAACATACTTAAATTTAGTAGCAAATAATGACTACTTTACATTTGCGAGTATTCTTTTGCCTAAAATGGTTGAATTTCCAAAGGAAGCTAGAAAAATTGAATTTTTTGAAAACGATTCAGAAGCATTGGTTGAATTGTGTGAGGTGATCGCTACTTTTATGGAAAAGTCGAAAGAGAAGAAAAAGAGAAAATTGAACATGAAATTAAAATAGCAGAGGAGCAGTACGAAGACCCATTAATCAAATTAAGGTGGGAATTTATTGTAAAAAAAGGAATAAAAGACCCTAATGTTGTTCTTGATATGAGCAACATTAGATTTTTTCAATGGATAAGAGCAATGATGGATTTCAAGGAAGAGGAGGAATAAAATGGCTGGTGGAAATAAATTAGAAATATTGATGAAAATAAAATCCGAAGACAGTCCTTTGAACAAATTAAAAGCAAAAATGCAATCTTTACTGCCAGCCGCAACTAAAGTTGAAGAAAAATTGTCAAAATTAGGAAATAAGGTTGGTGGCTCAGGATTTGAAAAATTAAAAGCAAAAATGACTAGCTTGATTCCTAGTGTTTCGCAATTAAAAAGTAAAATCCAAAATTTTAAATTTGAAAACCTTACTAATGGCTTAATAAACGGAGTTGAAAAAATACCGTTAATTGGTAAAAGAGCCGCTTCAGGCTTAGATTCGATTCGTGATAAATTCAACGGCTTGAGAGGTATCGGTAGTTCTTTAGGAAGTTTGTTTCCTAAATTGGGGGAGAAAATAAAAAAAGCATTTAAAGGAGAAAGTTTAAAGAAATTCGGATCTAAATTAAAAGAAATAGGAAATAAAATTTCTAGCATCTTTAGAAAATTAAGTAAATTTGGAATGATTAGCAGTATGATTGGTGGACTTACTGGCGGACTTAGTTTTGCAGGGATAGCCAAAGCGTCTGATGAAAATTCACTTAGAAATTCAAGACTTGGAATGGTAACAAATGATGTTGCTGGATTGAAGCAAAAAACATTTGCAGCATCTCAACAGAGTGGGGCAGATTATGGGGCTCAATTAGATTCGATTGCTAAATTAAAAATGCTTACTAAAGGATTATTCAATGATGACGAAGCAGTTAAATTTACAAGCACGTTAGATAAAGCATTTAAAGTATCAGGAACTGGAGCAGAAGAGGCAAAATCAGCAATGTATCAATTGAATCAGGCGATGACATCAGGTAAGTTGCAAGGAGATGAATTTAGATCAGTAATGGAAAACGCTCCGATATTGGCTCAAAAAATAGCCGAAAGTATGGGAGTATCTATGGCGCAGCTTAAAAAATTAGGTTCAGAAGGGAAAATAACATCTGATGTAATTAAAAAAGCTGTTTTAGGAAGTGCCGATGATATAGAAGCAAAATATAATCAAATGCCATTAACTTTTGGTAAAGTTTGGCAACAAGCACAGAATGCAGGACAGCAAGCCATGGACGGACTACTTACCAAAGTAAATCAGTTGTTAAATACTCCTATGGGGCAAAAAATGGCTCAAGATTTACAAGGGGCATTTACTGGATTTGCTGGAATGGCTAATGGAGCATTGGACGGAATATTAAATATTTTTGGGAAATTAAATTTTGCTCCATTGTTAGAACCTTTAAAAGACATAGGACAAACTATATCTCAAGCATTTAGTGAAATTGGCGGAGAAGGGCTTACAAACGGAATTGCAGGAGCATTAAACGGTATTATTTCTCTTGCTGGAAAAGTTGCAGGAGTAATTGGGCAAATGATAAGTGGAATCAATTTCGGACAAATAAGCCAAATATTCGGAGATATTATGAATGCCTTTAACTCGTTTTGGAGTTCGCTTGATTTAGGAAGTATCGGAAATATGCTTAGTATGGCTTTTAGTGGATTTATGCAAATTGTAACTATGCTAACGCCAGCACTTGCTCCAATCTTGCAGACGCTTGCTGTAATTGTTAATTTGGCAGTCCAAATCGGAACAGCTCTAATGCCTGTTATTGGTATTGTATTGCAAATAGGAGCTGTATTAATTTCTGCGATAGTTCCAGTTGCTCAAGTGGTAATTGGAGTGTTTGCTGGCATTGTTGGAGTTGTAGTTGGTGTATTTTCAGCAATAATTGGAGTGGTTGCAAGCATTATGGGAGCGATATTGTCAGTTATTTCAGGAGTTGTAAATTCAATTGGAGCAATCATTAATAAAATTGCAGTATTTTTTACTACAAATTTTAATAAGGCAAAAAGTATTGCCCAAGGAGTAATCAATTCGATTAAAGGCTTTTTCGATGGATTGGCAGGAACAGTAAGTGGAATCGCCAGCAAGATAGCAGGAATGTTTAAAATCAAGCCACCTTCTTGGCTTGGATTTCTTGGTGGTGGAAAAGGACGTTACATAGGAGACAAATCATGGGAAGGTGGACCAGTTACAGTTGCCGAAAAAGGTGCAGAAATGATTAGGTTGCCAAGTGGACAACAGTTCTTAGCTAATGAAGAAATGACTATGAACTTGCCACAAGGTACTAGAATTTCAACTGCTGAAGCAACAAGAAGAATGATGAGAGACCAATTTGGAAATTCTTCTAAGAAAGCAATTGACGGTAAAAAATCAAGTTCTGGTTCAAGCAAAAGCAGTGGTGGAAATAATCAATACACATTTGCACCAACTGTGGTTATTGAGAATACAGGTGGAGATACTAAAGATTTAAAAAGAACAATTAAAGAAATCTTGAGAGAGTTCTTTGAGGAGAAATTTATAGCAATGGGAGGTTAGGCAATGGATTTTAGCAGTTTGAATGCCAGTAAGGGAAAATTGAAAGGCAATTTCTTTGGGAAAATGGCTTATGAAGGAGCAAAAAATAAAGGTTACAGTATGGGTTTGAATAGTTTTTTGGGAACTGCTGGAGCGACTGCTTATGGCATTGCTCTCGCCTATCCTGATGAAGTTAATAAATTTTTCCAAGATAGATACGGATATACTCTTTTCGAAGAAGCTGAAAGATGTAAGATTAATGATATTCCGCTTGAATGGGTACAAATTAAAAGTGATGAGAGGGGAAGCAGCGTTAAAACACACTCGCTTGAAGATAGGGATAGTACATTAATAAGTAGTAATGTATCGCATAGCAACAGAAAATATAGTATTTCAGTAATTTTAACTGATTTGGTAACAAAAAATGCTGAAAGTGTCTATGAGCAAATAGTGGAGTTGTGGCAAAAGAAAACACTTTGTACAATTTCAACTGTTGAAACGATAGAAGATATGATTATCACTAAAGTTTCAAGGAGTTACAAAACGCAGACAGCGTTGGAATTTGAAATTGATTTTGAAGTGCTGGAATTTGCTTATTTAATGAGAAAAGGCGATATTTTAAGTTCAGAATCAACCACATTGAAAGAAGAACAAAAAACAGGTGTAGCAGGAACCAAAACAAGCAATATTGAGTATAAGGGGTTTTTAAAATGAGGATAGAGATAGACAAAAACAAAATCCCTTATGTATTCACATTTAAAAGTGGTAGCGAGATTTTTTTACTTAGAATAAAGCATTTCAAAACAAATAACCGTATTTATTTGGATATTATGGATGAAGACGGCGAAATGTTGCTTGAGAACGAAAAACTTGTATACGGTAGACCTGTCGGCTGGTTTGTGGCAAAAGATGAAAACGGAAATATTAATAACGGTTTTCTGAATTGTTACATTGTGCCACTTAGTTTTGACAAGAAAGAAGTTCCAGTAACTTTTGAAAATTTTTGCGAAACTGTATTTTTAGAATATTTTGATATGGAAGATGATGAGGAAGATGCTGAATAAATTATTTTTAGAAAGAACTGAATTAAAGATTGAAACAGATGACAGAGATTTAAATTTTGTTTTTCCAAAAGATTATAATTTAACTGATCCAACAATAATAAATGGGGTTGAAATTAAGTGGAGCTACAAGTCCGTGGATGAAGAGCCGAATGAGTTTGATATAGAAATAAAAGGCTTGACAAATACAACAATTGCAAAAATTAAATTAAAGGACAATATAAGGCTTGTTGCTGGATATGATACGGACATAGGAGAGGTTGCAAGCGGTATTATTACTAGAAAAGAAGTGGAAAAAGGAACTTTAAAGCTGAAATGTCGTGAAGTTCCAGTAGACTTCAAAAAATTAGTGAGTGCTGCTTATGCCCCAAATACAACAGCGAGCACAATAATTAATGATTTAGCTACTAAATGCGGATTTACTGTTAAACAATGCGAACTTAAAAACGATAAAGTTTACAGCATTGGCGAAAGTATATTAGGTAGTGGACTTTATGAAATAGGGCAAATTGTGAAAGACTGTGATAGCCAGATGACTACAAAAAATGACTTTATTTATATTTATCACAACGAAATTAACACAGAAAAAGTTATTAAATTGAGTTATCAAAGTGGACTTCTGGAAGAACCAAAACCTCAAAATGTTGAAGAAATAAGCTACAAAATCGAAAAGAAAAAAGAAAGCAAGTCAAACAAAAAAGGCGGTAAAAAGTCTAAAAAAGGAAGTAAAAAATCTTCATTAAAAGGGGGTAAAAAAGGTGGCAAAACAAAAGGGAAAAACAAAGCAAACAAAAAATAATACTTCAAAATCTAATAAAGGTAAAAAAGATAATAAAAAAGTTACGAAAAAATCAAAGAATAGCAAACAATCTAAAAAAACTGAAAAAAAAGAGAAAAAAGAAGAAATAAAATATGACTATGAAGTGAAGTGTTTATTGATTTATTATCTCAAAAAAGGCGATTTGATTGAATTGATAAGTAACGAAATATCTACTATATGTCAAATCGTCGAAATTACGGATATAAGCGACTTTAAAATGACTTTGAAAGTTAGGGTTGTTAATAATGAATCTGATGTTAAGAAAAATAATGCTGAAATCAAGAAAATTGAAAAAGAAGAAAATAAAAAAGGAAAAGTTGCTCAAGTAAAAAGAAATAGAGGAAGAGGCAGAAGAAGATGATAGAAGAATATATGAAATCAATGCTAGGTAAAATCGACACTTCTTTAATAGCAGAGATAACAAAAATACATCCTAATGGATTTGTGGATGTAGAGCCGTTGGCAGAGTTCAGAGAAGTTAAATTGCCTCCGATATTACATGTTCCAATGTGCCAGTTAGGAAATAGAAATATCAATATAAAAATCAATTTTAAAACAGGGGATAAAGTTCCTGTTTTGATTTGCAGTAGAGATATAAGTGGATATATCACAAAAGAAGTTAGTACAGTAAATACAAATAAAAGGCATAATTTAACAAATGCTATCGCTTTGCCGATTTTAATTCCTACTGATCCAACAGCTGTTTATATTCCTAAAAGCATTGAAATTATTGGAGATGTAATTTTAAATGGGAATTTAACAGTTAGCGGAGATGTAAATATTTCAGGAACTTTGACAGTTGGAGATATTAAAGCAAAAAGTCTTGATGCAGAAAGTGGAGTTAGTAAGGGTGGAGTTCCTTACAATCATCCGTAGGAGTGTGATTTATGGACGTAAAATTAAATAATGCGACTGGAGAATTGTATATTGAAAAGGGAGATATACAATTTTTTGGAGCAAAGGAAAAATATTTTGAAGTTATACAGCAAATTGTGCTGATGTTGCACATTCGTGAGGGAGAACTTGAATATGACATAAAATATGGACTGAATTTCGAGAAATTATTTGGAACACACGGAAATGAAAATGAAGTATTAGAACATATAAGAGATAAGATATACAGCAATTTTAAGGATTATTTAAGTAGATGCTATGTTGAAGTTTACGAATACGAGAACAGACATCTGAAAGTGAATATTGGGCTTATTTTTAACAATAACAAATTGGCATTGATGAAAGGAGTTGGGATTGGTTGGCGAGAATAACGGTAAATACAGTACAGGATAATATGAATATGCTGAATAATGAATTAAAGACATTATTAAAAGACGACTTCTCTAATGATAAACGGAGTGCTTGGTATATGCTGATGTATCCAGTTGCAAGGCTTTTGAGAGAAAAAATGGAAAGGCAACAGATACAAGCAGAAAAGATGAATTTGCTGAATTGTGAAGGCATAGAAATAGACGAGCATTTGGCAAATAGTCCATTTTTCTTTAAAAGAAAACAGGAAAGTCAAGCGACTGTAAAAATTGAACTGATAGGGGGAGTAAATGTAACACTTGAGGCAGGAGATGTGATTGTTGAAGCGAATGACGGTATTAGATATACGCTTTCCGAAAATGGAATTTTAAATAACAAAACTACTTTTGAATTTACTTGTGATACAGCAGGAGAGCAAGGAAATAAGGAAATCGGAAGCATTATTAAATTAGTTAAGGTTGTAAATGGTGTTTACGATTTTAAGCAAAATGAAATTGCGGCTGGAGGGCAAGAGCAGGAAAGCGACAATGATTATATAGAGCGTTGGTTTTTAAGCCGTAATGAAAGTGAATGGAATTTGGACGGAATTAGAGCGGAAGTGTTAAAACAGGAAGGTGTTAAATCCGTTTATGCTGATGAAAATAAAACAATGACAGTTGACAGTAAAGGGTTAGAACCAAAATCAATTGTTTTAATAGTAGATGGCGGAAGAAACGAAGATATAGCGAACGCTATATGGAAGAAAAAAGATCAGGCTATTCAAATGAATGGTGACACAATTGTAACCATCAAAGATAATCAAGGAATAGACAGGGAAATCAGATTTTACAGACCCAAAAAGAAGGAAGTACAAGTAAAAATCGAATTTCAAAAAGCTGATGGGGTAAATATTCTTGAAGAAAATTTGAGAGACATTGTAAAAGAATATATCAAATCCGTAAAAGTAGGGGAATATATTACAAGTTATAAATGTGAAAGTGAATTTATAAGAACGGTGTATTCAGCCGATAAATTATTGAATGTAGATATTACTTTTAAATTCAAAGAAACTCCTGGAATAGTTTTTGAAAAAGTATTGAAGCTAAGATTTAACGAGGTGGCGGAATATGCAGAGTAATTTTGATTATTTGATGTCAAAGTGTCCGTGGTGGCTAAAAAAAAACCAAAATGTAAAATCTCTTTATACGGCAATATCCAAATTATTTGATGAAGTCGATAAAATTTATAATTTGTTGGAAAAACAACACTTAATAGATTATGCAACTGGAGAATTTTTGGATGATTTGGGAGAAAAATTTGATGTTTCGAGGAACGGGCAGACTGACGACAGATACAGAAATAGAATTAAATTAGCAATGAGAAAGTATAAATTAATTCCAAACTTGGAAACAATAAGCAATATCGGAGAAATGTTTACAGGATTAACCCCAGCAATTGAATTAAACAAAAACAACGAGCCAGCACAATATGATGTCAAATTTATAAGCAACAAAGATTATGATTATTCTTTAATTGATGAATTAGATTTGAATGATATTGTAGGTGGAGGAGTAAAGGTAAATACACATAAATGCTTGGATAATTATGTAGTTGGAATGAGATTTGGAAGCAAAACTTTAGGACAAAGTGTAATTAAAAACGAAGTCAAAAGAAATCCAGTTTGCAATTTTGCATATTCAAGATTTGGACGGTTTGGACGAAATAATTTAGGACAATTTGATATAGGAGAGGAAAATATAATCAATTTAAAATAGGAGGTAATAATGGCTAAATTGACAAAATTTAAGGCACAGCAGGTTGAGTTTGGCACACACTACAAAATCGAAGAAACAAACAGGGGAGATACTAAAATAAAAAGTATAACTCCCGCTTTTGGAAATGTAAGAGAACCAGGTACACCTGAAACAGAAGAAATATACAACGGTTTACAGCTTGGAAATGTGCATACATTACAGGCTAATAAAACAACAAATTTAAACATAGATTATTATGTATGCAATTTAGACGGATTAACAGAATTTGGAGTAAATAATGACTTAAAATTAAGAATAAATGTTGATACTGAAAACACAAATGAAACAACAAAATTAAGGCTGAATAATATTGATTACACGTTGCTAAAAGAATACAACGGAACTTTAAAGCAAATAGAGGCTGGAGACTTTAAACCTAACAAGTCATATGAATTAGCATACAACGGAAATCAATTTATAATAATCAATATTACAGAGTACGGAACAGAATCAGATACAGTCTTAGAGGGAAAAAGACTGGCAGAAATAATAGGTCTTGAATTTGGTGGAAATATTCAAGACACAGGAAACAAAGTAAAAGGCAAATTCTATTACGACAACGTAACTAAGTTCTATTACGAGTGCATAGAAAATACAAACTTGACATATAACGATGCTACTAAGTTTAGAGCGGTTTCTAACAAGCCAATTTCAGATAAAGTGGAAAGCTTGTCTGAAGTTAAGGAATATGTTTTTGCAATTAACGGCTTGACTAACGGAAAAATAGTAAAGATTGGGAAATTGGCGCACCTTACCATTGATTCGGGAACTCATTTCTACAACAAGGGTGCGGAGGCTGTGGTCCTGAACATTCCTCAGGGGTTCAGACCAAGGAATGCTGTGAATTTTTCGGCAGTCAATCTTTCAAACATTCCAAATAATTTTAGAATAGCCACAAATGGCAACGTTATTAAAGTCTTTTCAGATTCTAAAAACGGAGCTTATTATTTATCAGTATCTTACTTTACTGACTAAAACAGAATAAAAACAAGGAGGGAAATATAAATGAACGTTGTAATCTATGATAAAAAAAGTCTCAGAATAATAGCGAGACCAATAATAACAAGCCTTGAAGACTTTAAAATTAATCCTAATCTGTTTTATCCGGACTGGGATGCAGAAAAGCACATCTGGAACGAACTGGAATATCAAAATCCAGTTTTGGATAACGGGAATCTAAGAGAGGCAACAAAAGAAGAGCTGTATAAGGCAGGAAAATATACTTTAACCGAAAATGAACTCCTAGAAAATGGAAAAATCAAGACAGTTGAATTATCCGAATTTGAATATATAGAAGACAATCAAATCAAATACAGAAAAGAAGAAAAGGTTGAGAAACTGAAACAGGAGCTTTACGAACTGAGAATTGAAAGAGAGAAAAAGCCTTTTGAATTTGAAGTGGAAGGCAAAAAATATCTGCAAAATAATCGGAGCATAGACCAAAGCAATATCACTAAAATATTATTTTCTTTAGTTCTAAGGTTTATTCTTGAGCTTATGGGAAAAATTTCTAAAGGACAGAAACTGGACTTTGCACAAGTTATGACTG